ACAAGCGTCAAGGCTGTGGATAAAGTTAGCAGTAATGGCGTTGCATTGTCCCCTTTCATCTATGTTATCTGCTAGTTCATCTGTTGTTATACTGATGCTCATGTTTTGAAACACAGACTCCACCTTTAACTTCTTAAACTTACGGTAGCTTTGTACAACTTTAAATCCTGTAGGTGTAGACCAAGTGATCGGTTCATCGCACCCTAATGATCGTACACACTCACGTAAGAACTTCATCACTCTGTTTACTGGGCGACACGTTTGATCTGCTAATCGATTCACGATCTTACATAAATAGATAACAGCAGTTAACATCTCACCAGTCGATGACCAGTTGTGGTTCACTCCGATACTTTTAAACACATCTTGTACCAAGTTATAGTGGGTAGCACCGTATGGTCTGTTCATGATGGCAAGCTTCGCTAACTTCCGGCTGATACCAAACCTTAACCACTCTTGTGCAAGCACACCTCCATCTGCCTGTAGCTCATCGTACACACGGTCAGCAAACTCTTGGTACATATCGTTAGCTCGGTCCTCTTCAACAAGGTTACACATGCGTCCGATCTCTTTGTCCCGTAGTAATAACGAAAGGATTTGCATACCGTTGTTACTACAATCCTGACGAACAGGTAGATAACTCATGTATCCGTACCCCTCCTCTGTGAATTGCTTAAACTCCAAACAAAAGCGAAGGAAACAAAACGGATCACTTGCATCAGTCCACCAATCTGTACCGTGTGGATCATTCGCAGCTTCAAGTATAAACTTCTGTCGTTTACCTACCCACTCAAGTCGTTCTTCTCGTGTGCCTTTTACTCCCCACATATTAGCACCGTGTATAAGTATAGCTTCCAAGTCCTCTTCATCCACCACTTGTTGTCCGTTACTAAAGTCCAATAAACTCTTAGCTAAGTCAGACCCCTGTGGATGTAAGTAGTACGGTAAAGCATACACTCTGCCCCTGTAATCACAGCGGTACGGAAAGTAGAACTTATCCCACTCACTATAAAGCTTGGCGAGGTGTAGGATACGGATGGTCAGGTAACGTTTACTGCTGTTCGCTTCGTTGACGCTCTTGATGTCCTTTTGCTTCAGCTTCCAAGCCCGTAACTCATGCTCATCTCCTCCTGTGTACCTCGGTTGCTCAGGTATCTCACTAAAGTTCGGTATGTTTCCAACCACTCGTTTATTGTCGTAACATTTTCGAGTAATATCTAAAATCTCTTTGTTAATTTTCCAACTTACCTTCTGAAGTTTATTAACAGCACTGAATGCATGTTCGTAGCTACGCTTGTGTTCCTTAAACCAAGACAGCGGTTTGCCTGTGAAAAACTCCTGTGGTGGCATATGCTTTAAGCTGTACCCTCCACCGATCAACTCGTACCAATCAACAGGTTCGTCAGGTAATGCCATCTTAAACACACGAGTCGTCTCTTTCCACGCGTCAAATCGTTTGACCCAGTCCGTATAGCTACCACTTGGTACGCACAGACGCTCAGGTTTATGTCCCTTCTGACACCCCGCAAAGCCGATCTCCCAGATGCCAGTCTCTATTCGGATCTCTTCTAACAACCACGCACCCAGTCCCGCCTTACACTTAGTATCCCACAGCGTGAACCGTTCTTCTTCGTAGTCGTAGAACTGCTTCAACTTCATCGCTTTGGATCGATCGTCAAGGGCAAGTAAATCTTTCTTGTGTGGATGCATCAACTCCATCGCTTTGTCCCATCGTGCTTGGTTCTCAAATGCTTTGCCGATCTTATACGCCATCCGTCCGACAGGTAAATTGAATTGGAGGTTGTCAAGCAGTGTCTGTAAAGCCATCGAAGCTATCTGATATGGACACATGTCTAACACAAAGGTAAGGAATAACGGAGTGGTGTGCTCGGTGTTACCTCCAAAGGTGTACATGAAATCATCCACTCGCTTACCTAACCTTGGAGCCATGACCCGTAGCAATCGTTTCGCAGCTTCGGTCGATGAAGACTCACCATCCATCCGAAGTTTAGCTTGTCGGTTACGATACGCTGTGCGTCCCCACTCCCGCATCCGCCATGTCGGTCCTCTGGTCGCTTTGCTCCCATCGTCTTTACTCTCTTCGCTCATTGATAATAATTATTAAACCAGCTCTTCGGTTGGTGTCTTTGCTTACTGGTACGATACGCTATCAGCTTGCCGTCTTGATCCCGTACATAATTCCCGTTCTCATCCATCTTGAAACCAGTTATTTGGTTGTTAGCGTAGAAGAAGTCAAAGCCTCGTTTTATCTCCTCGTGATCCACCCCACTCCAGTCAAAAGGAAGGTCAGTTGGTTCGAAGTCTGCGTACGTCTCGTTCACTTAATAAATCCTGTCGTATGATGTCAGCTTCAGCTTCCCAAAAGATACCATCACAGGTACGCTTCGATGTCTCCGTATTTGAGGTGGTGGTCATCGCAGTAGTCCTTTTGGTCATCGATGTTGTCCATTTCACGCATCTTTTCAAGGTGTTCTTCAAGTTCTTCATCAATCTCATCATCGTATGGGTTATATCGGTTAAGCCATTCATCGTAACCGTGTATCGTTCGGGTAAATAATCCTGTTGGTATATTCATAACATATCGTAAGCCCACGCAAAGATCAGTAAGCCAGCAAGGACAAACATTCCAAGGGTAAGTACGCTCATTGGTTTATATTGTATGGTTGGATAATAAAAGAACCACAAGTCTTAACATATGTGTTTAACTCTTGCTTACTTAAAGTAATAACCCACCCACCTACATTATGTGGGCTTATATGATTGTCGTTAAAAACTTCATAATAGTTATCACCTCTGCCGTCTGGGTCAATCTCGTATATGTATGTCATTGGTTTTCTATTGGATTGTCGGTGTTCTGTCGGATAACGCCCTCTATTGTGGACGCTCGGTTAATCAGCTCAGCTTGTAGCTCCTCCAGCCTGTCACGGACAGTTAAATTATCCGGAAGCTTTTCACGGACGGACAGGTAATGATGGATCAAAGCACGGATGTGGTCGTTATCAAGGTCGTTCATAGGTAAGAAATCTAGGTCGGTTAGGTTGTTACTATTGGAAGTCATGTTCGGAACACTTTGTGCCTTCATTCTCCATTCCTTGCAAGGTTTTTTCACAAGTTGAACAGGTTTTTTGTGAAATTTTATTAAGCTCCTTGATAACACTCTTTGCTTGTTCTATGAAATGCTCTTTGCTTTCCGCTGTGCCTTGATACTCAGGATGTTGACGGCACGCCCAAATAAGCTGAGGTGCTGTTAAATATCGCTCTGAGTCTATTCTATAGAAGAAAGCAACCTTTCGCCCGTTGTGATCGGTTAGGTAAATTGTTACGCTCATTCGGATAACAACTCCTTGTATTGTGTGCCTATAAAGATATGGTCAATATCCTCTTCTTTCCTGTACCATTCCCAAAAACTTTCTGAGTCGGTTACATGGGCAGGTAAGTCAAGATGTTCATCGTTTTCTTTGAGCCACTCTTTGATGGTAGGTAAGACATTCACTTCTCGGTTATCAAAGACATAAATATCGTCCTCTTCCCCGTGTGCCCGTATTGTTAAAACTAGTATTTTCATAAGGTCAGGTAAGGTTTAGGAAAAAAGGATAGAACATAGAATAGCTATCCAAAATCCAAGTAAGATAAATGGAACGAACTTTTCAAGTGGTGCAGGTGTGAATAGCTTTGCCGTCTCTTTGTCGATCATGTCGGCAGAGCTTGGAAGTTTGTTTATTAGTTTCATATTATTTCAGTTGTCTTTATTGTTTTAAAACAAGTTGTTAGGTAATCTATTAAATCTTGAGTTGTCTCAAATCTTTCCTTTGTTTCAACACCTCTTATATCACCTAACCAAAAAGTATAGGAATTAGTATTGTCGTAAATTACTAAGTGATCTCGTTTCATTATGCTACAACCTCCGATTCGATGTGCTGATAGGCTGAATAGATGCCGTTACGAATAAGAAAGAAAGCAATCCAAGTCATGTGAGCATTTATATCACCTTCAAACTCAAAGCCATTGTCTTGAACTTCCTCAACTGCTTGCATAAATAGCTCATGATTGTATTCACGCATCATGTTTACTAAATCCCATGCTTTGGCGTAGTAAATAACATATTGGCAACCATCAGCGATTTCATGGATGCGTTCAGTCACCTCTATTTCGTCAGAGTAGCTGTCATTAATATCTTCAGCCAAGCTTTGGCAATAGTCTATGTATTCTTTGTAGTTTTTCATTCTATTAGGTGTTTTGATTTGGTTATTAGGAATATAATTCTTTTAACAAGACATAATCAGCAAGACTGACAAGCTTTTCTTTTTCGTCATTTGATAGCTTACTGCCGATCTTATCGATTAAGTTGCAAAGCTCCAAAGCTACAGGTTTATTGATAGCTTGGAAGGTAAAGATATGTTGGATTGGTTCACTCATAAGATAATTTTGATATTTTGGTGTTTATTGATAATGTTTGATTTCGTGACAAATGTCATTCCATTCGTTTATGAGGTTTTCTCTTTTTTCGTTTAAATCGTTCAAGTACTTTCGAAAGCTTTGACGATCATCATCGTAATTTAATTTTTTGAAATCATCATCCTGATAGTCCAGAAGCTCATTATCTACTTGATCTATAAACTTTTCTAACCTGTTTCTGACTGCTTTTAATTGTGTAAGATTCATTGTCTTACTCCCCACATTCTTGCCAAGTGATAAGCCATTCTTGAGCTTCTTCGATAGTCTTAAAAAAGTCTTGATGACCATCTCCTAAGTATTGAATATTCCAAAGCCCCATCTCTTTCCAATAAGAGCACTCAAAGCCTTTTACTTGATCGTTCCTGATTTTATCTAATGTGATTAATTCCTGTGTTATCATAATAAGTATAGATTTGTGTTTTGTTATTAATAGCCTAGCCAATCAAGGACATCCGTTGCAAGATACTCAAGCTCGTCGCCTAGATCGTTTAGAAATTCATCGTAATCTTCGATACCATGCTTCTCAAGTTCAAGGAATGCCCGTTGTTTGGTGATCATTTCACCGATTGCTGACTCGTAATAAGGATTATCTGCGTCTACATACATTGGTTTGATTTGGTTTTACACTAGCGGAATTGCTAACGATGCTGAAAAGCTATGACAGAATCAAAAATTATTACAAACTTTATTTTTTCAAGTTGTTGTAAATCGTTGTAAATCAGCTAATTACTAAATGAAAAAAGTTTTAATGAATTGCACCACAGAATCAATCTCGCATCAATCTGTGTTGTAAGCTGTTGATGATCAAAGAGTTAATGAAACGAACCCGAAAGAAAAACAAAAATATACGAGTAAACGCATCAACGCATCATGATCTATTGATACGATAACCAAGCTTTGATCGATCAAACAGCTGAATATCAAAGTGAACGATCAAACTATTTACTTGAACGATTATAAGCTTATTAGACATAACCACTATTGTGCGAAGTAATTTAAAGCGAAATAACATACCCTCCCCTATAAGAATCTTGCGGGTACGCCCG